CCCGGCAGCCCAACGCCAGCCTCGATCTCCCGCTGCCCTACTACCACCACGCTGGTCAGCCCCCACATCGCCAGGCTCCGACGGTAGGCCGTACCCCACTCAGGATCGGCAATCGCCACCAATCGGCGTCGTGCGTCCGTCTCTACCACCTGCGCGGCAATCTCCATGTTCGCCGCCACCGCGTCGGTGATCTCGGATACCACAGCGTCAGCATTCCATTCGGTGATGATCTTGCTCATGGCTCTGCCACCTCTTGTTGCCGCTCCAGGCAGTCAATCTCCCAATGGAATCCCATCTGTGACGGCTCGCGGACACCCAGTACCTCGACGGTCAGATCATCCACCGTCACCAGATCGCCTCGCCCCACGTCCTCGCCAGCGTCGCAGTACAGCACATGGGTGATCTGCTGCTCCTCGCTCTCAGCTACCATCCGCTCGTTGGATGTAGCGGGCCGGATGCGACCCCTGATCTGCCCCACGCCTACAAAGACAATGGCCCATCCTCCCTGNCCGTCAGGCACGCGGCTCCTGCGCTCCACCGTGAACGTGTTATTCAGTAGCGCCCGAAAGACCGCTCTCATATCTTGTGCCTGTATTCGTCTAGTGCGTCCTTCTCGCTCAGCAGGAGGAACCGCGCTCCAGACGCGCCCAACGCCCCCTCGCCAATGCCTCCACCTTGTGTACTGCCGAAACCCAGCGAGAAGTCCCCCAGGCCCACGGACTGCACGCCCAGTACGCCTCCCGTCTGTGCCGACTGCAACCCTGCCTGGTAAGCGCGGGCCGCTGCTCGTGTTGCCACGTCCACAATCTTCTGTGGTATATCCACATAGCCGTGAGAGTACACTACCGTCACGACCTGCGGGCCCACCGCCCACGTTCGCCACGTCGATGGCGCACCGTGGCCACGCAAGAGCTGCCCCGCCCTTGCCAGCATATAGTCAGTGCCCTCCTCTAGCGCAACCCCGCCTTCTACGACTGAATCCACCGACAGTACCGGCAGCTCTGGCAGCATCAAAAGCGACCGGCGCTCCCACACATCAAGCGTTATCGTATCGTCGGGCACTGCCGACAGATACTGGCAGGTGTAGCCTCGGATCGCTGCTGACGCCTCTCTTATCGCTCGCTCGCACGAGGCCACAGCGTCGGCGTCTACGATCTCGATCTGGAGCAGCTCCTCAACGTCGGCAATCGTGCAAAAGTTAGGCATTGCGCCACTCCTCTATCGTCGCCCTCGCCCGCCAGGGGAGATCGTCCAGGTCAGCGCCGCGCAGGTCGTCGAACGTGCGGTATCCGCGCGACCGCAAATCCTCAGCAGTCGCCGGGCCGATCCCGTCGATCTCGGTGAAGTCGTCATCAGTAGCGGCCTTGTTCTCTGCCGGCCTCTGCATCTTGTCCTCCGGCGCAGGCCTCAGTTTCGCCGCGTCGCTCTCGTACATCTTGACGAATCTGCCCGGCCCCAGCTCTACGTTGACCAGCTTTTCTCTGCGCATCATTTGCCTCCAAACATCTTAATCGCCTTCGCCTCGTCGCCCTGGTAGCATTTCACGAACCGGCCATTACCCAGCGACACCAGTACCAGATTGCGCCCCTGTTCGGCACGTTGGTGCGGCAGCTTACGCCCATCGACCCGCGCCACATTGCTCCCGTAGCGATGATACAGGAACGTGGCCTTGTTCTTGCGATTGTTGTTCCACGTCCAGGGTACGGTCAGCCAGAGCACATCAGAGCGGAACAGCGCCCGCAGCAAGGCAATCTGCTCGTCCCAATCGCCGTACCGCAGCCACTCCTCCGACCACAGCTCGAACAGCTCCTCTACCGCGTCACTCTTGCGCCAGAACAGCATCCCAGAGTTGTGGTAAATATGCAGAGCGGTGCCTAGCCAGTCGGCCGTGTCATTAGACTCACTCTTCTTGAACGGTGCATCCTGGAGACACGAGCGGACGTGCTCGCTCAAGACAAACTCCCAACCCTTGTCTAGTAGATTGAAGCCTCGCTCCGGCTTGCCCTGGAAGAACACGTCGGCGTCAACGTACAGCGTCTGTTCCCACGGCGATATGCCGTAGAGCAGCGGCTTGATGCGGCCCGCCAGAAACCTGTATCCAGACGGGCCGGATGGATCGAACGGATCAACATCTAACACCTGCACATCGACGTGTCGTTGCTTNCCCAGNTGTCGTTGGGCCACCTTGTCGCCGACCACAATCACGGGTATGTCACGCTCGAATTGCCTGAGCGTCATCAAGCTGTTGAGNCACTGGCCGCTGGCCTTGTCACCCCACGCCATGTAGATAATGCCCCGGCTCATACTGGTGCCCCCTTTCGCGCAGCCTTACGATGCTTGTGGTAGACGAACCGCGCCTTGCTCTTAAGATGCGTATTCCACGGCTCCCGGATGGTAGCAATGCGCACCGGATTAGAGTAGATCGCTCTTAGCAGCGCCATCTGGTCGTGCTTGCGCCACCTCTGCCACTCCGAATGCCACGCGCTCATCATCGCCTCGACGCGCTCATTGCGCCGGAAGAAGATAACGCCAGAATTGTAGTAGAGCACGTCATCAGTCCCGATCTCCTTGATCGTCGCGTCCCGCTCCTCTTTGGTGAGTGAGTGCCACGTCGCGTCTGCCAGCCGGCGGTGAACGTCTTGGCCCAGGACAAGATCGACCCACTGTAGCATCCTGTACCCGGGCTCTGGACTCGCCACCACCTCCGTATCGGCATCCAAGTACAGCGTCTCCTTGAAGGGCGACAGACGGTACATACTGGTCTTCTGCGTGCGTGCCCCTCGGTCAGCCTCCTCGTGCTCGACAAGGTGGTCGGCCTCATCTAGTGGCGAGTCAGCCACCACTGCGACGGACAGGTCGGGCGCGTGTTCCCTCAGCGTCCTGATGCTGATTCCCGCCAGCCGCCGGGCTTTCTCGCCGTAGGCAATGTAGAGCACGCCCCTGTCTGCGATGTAGTCCATCAGCCGCTCCCTTCTCGGTGGAGGGGCCAGTCCATCAGCCCCTCCACCCTAATGGATCAGACCTAGACCAACTGCGTCTCGACAAACGCCGAGGGCCTGATCAACCCAAACGCTGCCCGCATCTCGCCCAGGATCGCGATCATGTTCCGCACGAACCAGTCCTCGTGCGAATCCGTCGCGGTGATCGTAGACTGCTGCCGGTCCCAGAGGACCGCCTTGCGCCAGTTAGCAAGCCACGCCACGTTACCAGCGCAGTGGAAGCTCTGAACAACCGGCACGCCCCACAGGCGATAAGGCCCTAGCTGCAAAGGCCCACCGTGGTAGTAGCGGTTATTTCCATCCTGCAAGAGCTCGACCGTCTCCCAGTCGCCCGGGGAGAACACCCACGCCGTCGGCATCTGACGGCCGTTGACCATCAGGTTCGTGATTGCCTGCCGCGTGGTCGTGAGGATGTCCACATTGAAAGCCTGCACCAACGTGCCAGGCTGGTTGGCAATCCCCCTGAAGTTTTCGCCAATCCCGTCACCGTTGAATAGCTGCGTCTCCAGCCGGTCGACCAGCGCCTCGCGCAACTCCTGGTCAATCAGCCCGCGTAGCTGGCCAGCATCTGCCAGCGCCCGCTTCGTCGCACCTACCCAGACCGCGATGGTCTTGACCGTCTCCGATACGCGCTCCCAGTTCATCTGACCCTGCGGCTTGCGGCCTTCGATCTGGCCGGGATAGGCCGTGTATTCCTTGACGTTCGCCTCTGGCGTCTCGGCCGCCTCTTCGACCATCCGCGTCTGGCGCACGAACTCAACCGTGTCGCTGTCCGTCTGCCGCACTGAGATCAGGTCTCGAAGCCGCGTCGGGTAGCGCCCGATGGGTTCGTAGATCCCCGTGTCGTCAGGCGTGATGAACGCCCCGGCGCTGTCCTGCGCCAGGCCGGTGATCAATTCCTTGCGCCCAAGCACGGCCGCCGAAAGGCCCTTTGCGTCAAAGACCGGTGAACGCCCAATCTGGCCGGCACCAAACTGCCCCGTCGGTGCCGCCTGTGCCATCCACGCCTTCCAAGCGTCAGACTCGATGAGCCGATGACCCAGCGTGCCGCCCGTGGCCTTGCCGTTGCCACCCTGCGGCTCTTGCTGCTGTGCCCGCAAGAACTCCGCGTCAAGCCCGTCAATGCGGTGCTTGATGTCCTGGTCCTTGCGTGCTTCCAACACGTCGCGCTTCACATCTTCGACCTGCTTGAGTAGCGTGTCAATCTCACCACGTTCGTCCTTGGTGAGCTCCCGTTCCCCATCCTCCTGAGCCCTCTCGACAATGCCTCGCGCACTGCCAAGCAGCTCGCCCTGCTTCGCCTCCAACTCTGCCAGTTTCGCCATCTCAGCCTCCTGTGTCTAATTCTGCCTCTTCGATTTCGATTAATGCCAAGTAAACGCTCAACGGAGCCCCACCGCTCGGCTTACCGTCTGACGGTCCCCCCGTCCCGGCCTCGCCTTCGATGCTGTCTCCAGCGTCATCATCCTGTTTCAGCAACGTCTTCAGCCGCTGTACTTCTTCATCGCTCAGATTGGCAGCGGCTTTCAGCGCCACCGTCCTGGTGCCAATTCCTGCCCCGCGTGTGACAGGCGCCACGCCCCACACGTCCAACTTCTCTAGCACGCGCACGTCTTCCTCGTCGCGGGTTTCCCTCGCGCTGTCCACAATCTGGAAGGTGTAGCTCCACTCCTCCAGGCCCCCGAGGGCCTTGAGCGTCTCGTAGTGCTCCTTGCCCGCCGAGGTGCCCAGGAAGAACGCGCCCTCAATCCACGCTTCCTTTTTGTTGCTCTGAATCACGCCCTTGCCGGGTGGTAGCCCATAGTCGTGATTCCACCCCTCGACCAACACTTCCTGCCCGTTCTCAAACGCGCCAGGGATTGTTACATCCCCGTCGTGATCCACCACATCGAAGCGGGCGAACACGCTCTTGAACGTGCCTTCGTCACCATCCGCCTTAAGTACAATCGGCGCTCTGAACGTTTTTCTCTCTATCATCTCTCTTCTCCTAATCGAAACTCACAGAACACATACAATTAGCGTTTTCATCCGCCCCACCAGCAGGGTCGCCCGGCCAACGCTGCCCATTCGGGAACCGCTCGCGGATACCAACGGTCATACCATTCAACGCAGCGTGGCTGTCTCGTGGATTGCCACTGTTCACCTGCCACGTTTTGCTGCGCAACCCGGCCGCCGACGCCCCCTCAGTCGCGCCGAAGCTGCTCGCCGTCGTCACCGCCGTCACCGCCTGCCGCACTGCCCAGACAGACACGGCCGCCCTGAACATATCACCAACCGCACTGCGCGGATCCTCGGCCATCAGCGCCTGCTCAAGCTCCTCTGCGACATACCCGTTAAGGTGCGCCGCCTGAACCCGCGAATGCTCACTTAGCCACCGCTCCATTCCCTCACTCAGTTTCTCAGGGTTGATGTCGGCGTCAAGCGATTGAACCACGATCCCCGCCCATGTCTCGGCAGTCACCGTATTCATGCCAAGCAGGGAACCATACAACTCCCGATTCCACCGCTCCTCATCGTACCAAATGTCGCCCACTATTCCCTTCCCCGGCACTTCTGGCACACGCGGTAGAATGGCCCGCCTCTGTCGCTCATAGTGGTCGACCAGTACCCGTCGCCACCGTTCCTCGTGTCGCTCCCGCAGCTCCTGATTGTGGACATCAAGCGCCTTCGACTGTGCTGACTGGCCCGTCAGCGACCGACTCTCTGGCGCTGTGTCACGCGGGTTAGCCTGCCCGCCAGTGAGCACGTTCAGCGGTGTGACCAGAGTATCGCCCTCTTCCAAGCTGGGTAGATTGACCCGCGCTCTAGCTTCGTTCGCCGTCATCCACGGCCTGCCAACGGCCGACTGGAGCGCCGCCGTCTGCTCCTCAAACGAGCCCGCTAGCTTCTGTTCGATGTTGAACTCGACATACACCCCGTCGATGTCGCCAAACTCAGGGAGCAGTTGCAGCTCGATCTCCTCTTCGATCATCGCCAGCCACGGCCCCAACGTGTCCCGGTACAACATCTTCGTCTGCTCTGTGATATTGCTAAAGGTGGCATGATCCAAGATACCGACCATCGGCGGCGGAATGTGGTACGCTCTGGCGCATTCCTCGCGAGTCAACTTGCGGCCCGCCATGTACTCGCTCTCCTGTGCGTTGAACTCCACCTGCCGCCACGTCATCCCCTCTTCCAAGATAGCCGTCTTGCCGCTGCTCTCACCACCCGAATAGAGCGCCTCAAACTCTTGCTTGAACCGTTGGCGTGCTTCCACGCTCCATTCAGGAGACTCAATAGGTCGCTCCAATACACCGTGCATCCGAGCCGCATTTTGCCAAAAGTGCTCGCGGTAGTCACCCGCCGCGTGCTCCTCAGCCAGTACCCGTCGCAGTGTCTCCAGCGGCGACAGACCGCTCACCGCGCTCTCGGCGCTGTAGCCCCGAAAATGCACAATGTCCTCTGGCGCAATATCCCATCGCAGTCCCGGCATCTGTATCTCATAGAGACTCGGCACTAGCCCGCCGGCCACGGAAACATATTGCGGCGGTATTCGCAGCAACCCCACTGGCAGCGCGTCCTGCCGGATCTTGAGCCAGTAGGCGTTGAAAAAGACACCCAGATCGCCCAGGAGCGTCTCGATCAACCGGTAGCGCGTCACCTTGTGCTCAGGCGGCAGGGGCCGCGCAATTACCTGCGCTAGCGGGTGGTCGCGCAACCGCTCGCGGTCGGTGTCAGATACCGTGCGGAAGACGTGCAAGCCAAGCTGGGCGATATTCCTTGCCAGGAAGTCCACACACGTCCGCACGTTAGGCTGGGTCTTATAGATCGTCGCGTAGTCAGCGGTGTAATCGTTATACAGCCGCACTCTGCCGTGTCGGTGAATCGGCCACCAATCGTTACCTACCTCCGTCAATGTCCCCGTGCTCACAACTACTGCCATAGTAGTACCCCTTATGCGTCCATCAACCCCAGTGCTCTGAGCACCTTATCGTTTGCCCGCGCATCATCGGCATTGTTC